CAAAGATCTCTTTATCACTGAACTTCCCAGTAACGGCACCTTTGAGCAGTGCCCTTCTTGTCTGGTGATGCTGATGGCACGTGTACTGTTTCATACATGCATCAGAACAGAATAGGCCATGAGACCAATCTCCGTATTGCGAGACAACTGCCTTGCCGCAGTTCTTGCACTTGAAAGACTTGGGAACGTACTTGCTCTTCTTCTGTTCGAACGAGTAGTCTTTCCCATAATGCTCAGACCCAAACACCTTCCTGCATTCATCTGAACATATCTGTTGATTTCCATTCACAGCCTTGAACTGTTTGCCACACACCTTGCACGTCTTGATAAGAGAACGTTCTCGTTCTGCTTTCTTCGCAATGCGTCGCGCTATGGCCTGTTCGTGATGCCATACCCACGCACATTCACTAGAACAGAAGACCTGTCGTCTGCTGCCATGTGCCAATACTTGACGTACTGGCTTGCCACAGACAGGGCAAACTGTCATGGGGTTGACATCACGCATTGCCTGGTAGGAACATTCCGCAGAACAGAACTTCTGCTCACTATCTCCCGGTGTAAACTTATGACCACACGTCGGACATGCCACTGTCCTATTCTTGTTCGTGCGCCTGCTCAATTCAGCACACTTGTGACTGCAATACTTGGCATCAGATCGACAAGACGGGAACGTCTTGCCACACTGTTGGCAGATGTGAAGACTCATATGGTTAACGTGCTTACCCATGATTTCCGCCCTTCGATCTATGCGCTTTATTATGGTGGTCCTCACACAGCGAGCGCAAATTTGACTGCTCTAAGGCCAGCAATGGGAAGTCTTTGATGTCTTTCACGTGATGCGCCAAGGTGGCGGGCGTGACGATGCCCTCTGCAAGACAATCTTGACATAGGGGCTGTGCCGCAAGTTTCCACTCCCTGGCTTGTCGCCATTCTGTGCTTCTATAGAACGCCTGCTCTGCAACGTCGGTTCTGTCGCGGCGATAGTCATGTGCTGTCGACTGTGCGTGATCCTGACAATAGTACCCACCGGGCACAGCGAATTGATGACACTGCGTGTGTGCACAATAACGACGCGCTGCCATTGGACTCATGCTGTCACCATAGGCGAGAGCGGGGGCTGCACGAGTGTGGTGCTAGTCATCAGGGAAGATGCAGTCATTTTAACCCCGCTCTCTGTAGTATTCGAGGAGCTACGGGAGTCGCACCCGCATCGGTACCCAGACCGATTGCTGCTATCGCTCCATATGTAGGTCATGTCAGTACCCCATGATCTTGTACAGCCATGAAGACAGTTGCTTGCACCATCGCCTTAGGCAGCCGGAGGTCGTGAGTCGAACACGACCATAGCGCAAGGTCAGCACATACGAAGGCCGTATCTCCGGCATGGTCGATGACGTCAATGCAAGCGACGGAAGGAGTTGCTCTTTCGAGCTGGGAGGAACGTCGCCTGCATTCACGCGACCAATCATGTCAATCGTGCCGTCAGTTTGCATCATGGGCGATGACGAACGACGCATAGAGCGTCACGTGCGACTGGTTCTTGATAGTGGACAGTTTGTTGACTTCTGGCAATTGGGATGCAGATGCGACAATGACAACCTTGGTCTCTCCGTAGCGATCTGTCGTCGAGTGATCGAAATAACACTCGAAGCAACAGAGAGCATCTGCGACGCGCTCTTGCTCTTTGGCTTTTCTAGGCATGCGAAATCCCCCATGCGTTCAGGGACAAACAGCGGGCTCGACCCTGGTACATGGGGGATTCGTGGGGAGTATGGCAAGAAACCGCAAGAAGCACGGCATATTGCGCGTTCTGCTGCCGACCACACTCGTTGTGCAAGTAGACCCCCAAGTCTGCTACTGGTAAAGTCTACAAGCGCATTTAAGCTTTGACAAGTTCCTCACTAGTCCTATTTCCGACGTTTGGTTTGGGACCCTGGCGCACCCCTATTTCAGCGACATAGAGCGCCTTCGCACGCACTGCTTCTGAATAGGTCGGGTAGGTTCCGAGATAGTGCGGCCCCAGTCTCACCCGGAATAAACCAGCATTGGTCTGTCGGATCCCAGGCGTAATCGTCGGCAGAAGCACTTCCTCGACGTGCGGTTTCGGCGCTATTTCCTCTCTATTCGTCACCACATGTCGCCAGCAGGAGAACTTCACGGCAGTCTTCTGTCTGCCTTCAATCGTTTCCCGGTCCAGCTCAAACAGGATGTCGTACTTCTTGCTCAATCCACGGATGATAACCCCGGCAACTTCTTTCTCGTTCCGTTTGATCATCTGGTCACGTAAAGCATGGACGGCATCACGCGCATTGCCTCCACACCATTCCAGCACAACATTTCTGCCGTTACCGTCCCTGCCGTCTCGTTTCATGGTCCTAAACCCAGCCACTCGTAGTAAAGGGGCCTTCTCTCGCATGCCTCGCCTCCGTACTGCTTTCCGTGATGCGCCTTCATTTCTGTTATGCAAGACCCCTCACCTGAACTTGTCTCTAGCCCGCTTTGGCGAAACGCGGCGAAGGGTATCTGCTCCCTTACGTCAGGTAGTCTCTTCCTCTACGTCGTCAGTATCTGCCCCGACGTAGTCATGACAGGCGGTCGTTGGTCCCTCGCACTCAATCGGCCCGGCACAGAGCTCGCACTGCTCTCCAATCAGCTGACACTTGAAGCAGAGACAACCGTTCTCCAGACAGTGTTGTTCCTTGCCTTCCTCTGTGCGAAAGTCCGGGCAGTTGCCGATCTTGCCGCCATGCTTCAGACAGTGCTCGTAGCCTTTGCAATCATGGCAACTCTTGCCTCTGTTGGCACAGACCTGGCAAAGACAGTCGGAGCAATCCCAAAGCATCTTACCGTCGGAATACCACTTGCCGTTCAAGAAAACAGCGATGGACTCTTTCGCAGGCTTGACGGTTGACACGGCACAGGGACGCCACTTCCAGAACTTGTTGAGAGCGCACTCCTTGCGTTCCGGGCAATCAGTAGATATGTCCGGGCACCTGGACTTCTTCACCTTGGCTGGCTTCGATGACTCAGACTCAGGGGCGAGCTCGAGTTGATCGGGAGACATGAGCTGGCATGATCTATCCTTACTCATGGCCACTGCTTTTCCATACTCGGCCCAGGTGACATGGACAGAGAAATCACGATCACAACCGTGGCTGATACCTGTCACGTATCCAAAACCGATACCGCCGGGTGCAAGATCATCACGAAACTTCACGCGATCGCCTCTGTGGAATGCTGGCTTGGCTAGTTTCTTCGCGGCTTTTGTCTCTGCATCGTCCTTGGCGCTATCGTCGAGCAGATCGGCTGGTATGCCTCCTTCGCGAGACACGGTAAAGGGGCATAGTCCGCCCTTGCGACCGGCACAGTCATCACGACAGGTATGATGCTTGCCACAATTCGACAATACCCATTCTGTGAGCTTCGTTGGTTCGACGGCTGGGGCTGATGGGACAGCAAGCCAGGCGAGGTATGGACCATAGGTACAGGCTATGGTTTTAGGGTCCCAGTATTCGCAGGTTGAGCCGTTGCAGTGTGCACTGTTGAAATAGGCGCAGGGATGGAGCTTGAAGAAGCGGATGCAGTGAATTTCCTCGCGTGGTTCACTCCTGATGCATTCGTCACAGGGAAGATGGTTGCGGATAGCATTTGCCGACGCGCAGTAATACCACTCCTTGCTGAAGTCGAGACTCTCATCCTGATTCGATTCGAGTTTTGGTGCAGGCTGACGGAATGCCGCGCCTGCAAACGTATCTACTGGCTTGCCGCTCCAAGGAGGCTCAGGAGCGGGCTTAGTTTCTGCCCACTGTGGCTTACCATTGACGAGCTCGGCGTCATGAACAGACATCGCCCATCGGCAGGTATCACTCTCCAATACATACCCGACGCACTTGTGACACTTTCGCTCTTTGACGATCATCCCGTAACAGTTACAGTACAACTCGCCACGTTCATTGCGGAGCACCGTCAGGACTTTCGAGTTGTCATCTAGTAGTATCGGCTTTGCCTGCTCAATGGGTTCAGGGAACAGACTGCCCGCCCAGCCGGATACTTCCGGACCGCGTCTCATGGCATCACCTGGGGAACGTATAAGACCTCAACCCGGACGTTCTTGCGCCGTCCCCAGTGCACTGCCTCATGCGCTGACCACATGAACACGTCCAGCTTGTTGCCATGGATCGCGCCCCCTGTGTCGATAACCGTGCAGGGCAACCCGTCGTGGTAACCAGGGATGATGACAATGGACCCGAACGGCAGAACCCGCAAGTCTGCAGCAATGCCACCAACGTATACACGCTTGCCGGAGGCTGTCACCAGGGGCGACGCGTCACATTCAGCAACGGTCGGGGAATACGCGGTGATCTCCATGGATAGGATCATGACGGGTTCTGAATACCTTGTCGTGACCTTCTCAGATCGAATGACCACGGCTGCCAGGCGGCGCGCAGTTCGGAAGTTGACGACATCGCCCGCCACTGCCTGCTGAGGCGCCAGGAGCATGAGCAGCACGATGAACTGCAGGACAAGTGCTGCCACGATCAGGATGAGGGCGATCCGGCGAACGCGGCCG